GAGGATGCGGACCATAAAGGTCGGTTCTTATCCTTCAAGAATTTCGCTTGGGGTGGAATGAGTGGGGTAGGTGGATATACAGAGAACTATAATAGTAATAGATGGTATAAGGTAGAAACAAGAATTGATGCCACTTGGACTTATAAGTCTTTTAATGCAAGATCAATAAAGGATAATATAGCTGCTCAATTATTTTATCAATCAAAATCAAGTGATACTGGATTTAGGGTTTTATCATGTACTATCAAAGTTTCTGGTTTAACAGACGGACAAGGAATTGAATATGTTTCTAATGGAACACAACAATTTGTTATAATGAGAATTGAAAATGATGGTATATATCATCTACCAAGTTTTGATTTTGGAGCTAAAAATGCTTATTACGGATTCAGGTTCTTAAAATTGCAGGAATCATGCAACATCACCATCGAACAACTTCCCCTCTACCCCGGTGCACTCGTCTTTGATGGTGTAGACGATTGCGGTACCTGTGATAACTTCCCTGTTCTGACTAAGGAAAAAGGTTATACTGTTGTGGTGTTGAGACAGTGGGATCAAGATTTCTTGAATACAACTTTGACAGGAGGACTGTTGTCAACTAGGAATTATTCCACGGGAGAAGGTGTAGCATTTGAAAAAATAGAATCCTCAAATAAGGGTTATTGGAATTTAGGTGCTGGAGGTATCATAGATTTTGCAAAATCACCATTTACATGGCAAACATCAAAACAATATAATAATGTTGGTATTTTAAAAGGTGACAAAAATCATGGAAAACCATTATGTGTAGGATGTGGATTGTCTGGAGGCCAACAGTGTGGTAGATTTGCTATCTGGGAACTTGTATTTCTCGACCACGATGCCACCGAAGAAGAACTGACCAAGATCAAAGACTACTTCGTCAAAACCTATCCCTGGCTCTTCCCCTACCAAGCATGGATAGTGGTAGGCAAAACCAACGAGGACGAAGATCGTGCTACTATTGCCAACATTACGGGCAATGGTAATGATCTTATACTGTCTAATTTTGGGTTTGCAGAAGGGAGTGGCTACAATGAACAAGGGGAATATGCTGGCTATCTAGTTACTGATGGGGTGGATGATAAGATAGTTTCGTCAGTTTTTGGAATGGGTAAGGATTTTACGATTGTTGGGGATTGGAAGCTTATAAATACAGGGAAAAATGATAATGCTGGTATTGTAAAATTTGATAGTATAGTCATTTATAATTATAATCCAATACTCATTAATATAAAAAATGGTAGAAATAATTTGATTCCCGATCAAAATACCGTTAATGCAATTTGTTCTGATGGCAGGATTTATTCAAAAGACTGGAAAGAATCTATTTATAATGAAGAAACGGAATCTACCAGTAAAAATCTCTTAACTATAGGATATTCGGGTAACATTTATACTAAAATTGCTTTCAAAAACTTAGCGATTTATCCTACAGTCCTTTCCAAGGAAGATTGTATAAAAGCATATAATTATTTACAAACATTAAAAGCAAAATGACATGAAATACGCAATTGTAAACATCGTGTGGTGCAAGTCCCACGGAATAGAAGTCCTACCGGAAATGAGGACAAGTGTAGATCAGAGCAAGGTAATCTTGCACGAGGAATACCTTGCACCCTTCGAAGATGAATCATTTCCGAAATATGAATCTACGGACCCGGAGTTTATGGAGCTGCTGGCAAGCGAAGAATGGGCTTTGCCGGAAGGTGTAGAGATTAACAGGGAATTTAGCCGGTTACTGGCCCTTGACCAAATGGACAAGGAGGCTACCGAAAAGATCAATACATACGGCTTAACGGCATCTGAAGCATTACGAGTTAAGAACCGGCATCCGATATGGAAGGTTGGAATTGATGTTAACAAGGGAGATCGATATCAGGAAGGTGACAAACTATTTGAATGCGACCTGGCTCACCGAACACAAGAAGACTGGCGTCCGGGACAAGGGGCACATTCGCTGTGGCACGAAGTGACGGAAGAACATACTGGTACTATTGACGATCCGATACCCTATAACGAAGGTCACGACCCCTTATTTGCTGGTATGATCCTCGAAAGCGGTAAGTATTACAAGCAGGATAATGTAACCTATAAGTGTACACGGGATAGCGGAATAGCCTTGGTGCAGGACTTATCCGCATTGGTTGGTCACTACGTAGAAGTCGCCCGGTAGATAAGTTTATTCCGCCTTTTGTGCCGGGCGGCATCTAAATTCGACACGTACTTTAATGACAAGTTATTATGATTTGGTTAATAGTTATTTCTATGTTGATTATTGCAGCCTATACGACCGCTGTATGCATTAAGCAGAAAGGTATACCTTATTCAATCAGTGCGACTTTCTATGCAATTGAACATAAAGGATGGTTTCGTTTTACAATGTGGGCTTGTCCTATGGTGTTAATGCCAGCGATCTTGGAGGTCAGTAAGCCGGGGACGGAGTTTCTCGCTTACCTGGCGTTGGCCGGGATGATCGTTGTCGGGTGTTTTCCTGATTACAAAGCGGATAAATTCCAATACCGGGGACATATAGCTGGTGCAATGATGGCAATATTATTCTCTCAGACTTGGGTGGCTTTAAACTTCTGGCCTATGCTGCTCGCTTGGCTTCCATATGTTAGCTATACCGCACTAAACATGGCTAAGCAAGAAGAAGGAACATTCAAGGATAAATATATAAAGACGAAGCCTATGTTCTGGATTGAAATATTCTCTTTTGGGGTGATATACCTAATATGTCTCATGCTTAGAATTTAAAATAAATCCGCCTCCAGACTATCACAGACAGGAGGCGGCGTGTCGAACAGATTACCTATTTGGCAACCATTAATGGTACAAAGGTAATAATTCAAATCAAAAATGTATGGGTACATCTGTTAAAGTAGTGACGTTATCGGCATTCTATATGGAATTTTATGCTTTGATGTGGGATATGAGATGGTTGATGTTGTTGTCGCTTGTGTTGGTCGTAGCAGATCTGTGGTACGGGATTAGCAAGGCAAGAAGACGCAAAGAAGAAGTCCGTATTAGCCGGGCAATCCGTCGAACACTGATCAAGATCGGTGATTATATATGTGTGATAATACTCGCTGCGGTCTTGGGCAAAGCGATTGGGCAACCACTCGGTATAGATTATAGCATAATGGCTGTATGCTGCATGTGTCTTGCTTGTTACTGCGAACTGGAAAGTGTCATCAGCAATTATTGCGAATGTAAAGGCATCCATTATCATATCAGTTTATGGAGTTTGGCAAAAGGACTTGTTGGTATTAAGAGCAAAGAATTGCAGGAAGTAATAGAAAACAGTATCATAGAAGAAAATAAAGAAAATGAAAAAGATTGACACAATTATCATCCATTGCTCGGCCACCCATGCCGGACAGGATATCAAAGCTAAGGATATTGATCGTATGCACCGTGCACGCGGTTTCAGCCAGATTGGCTATAACTATGTAATCAATTTGGACGGAACTGTAGAAACCGGTCGGCCACTCACGATCGCAGGGGCACATTGTATCGGTTACAATGATCATAGCATCGGGATCTGCTATATCGGTGGCATTGATGCTAACGGTAAACCTTCCGACACCCGGACCCCGGCACAGAAAGCGGCAATGGACGATCTGATAAACGATATTTGTCAGGTGTACGACATCGTCGAACTGCTCGGACATCGCGATACGTCACCTGATCTAAATAATGATGGCGTAGTTGAGCCGTTTGAGTTTATCAAATCATGTCCCTGTTTCGATGTCAGGGATGAGTACAAATCCTTTCTCAAACCTATAATTGTTAAACCGTAATCTCTGTGATTTATGGATAAAGAATCAAAAAACGAATTGATAGGCGGGTTGATTGGGTTAGTGGTAATAGTCCTGTTCTGCTTGCTTACATCTTGCCGTACGCAAGTCCGTTATGTCCCGGCTGAAACGGTCAGAATTGATAGCGTGTTCTTTAACTCGACCCGGATCGATAGCGTGCTTATACATGATTCGGTCTCTGTAATCCAAAGAGGCGATACCGTTGCCGAATATCGGTACAGGTACATATACAAGTACAAGGACAGGGTAGACACGCTATATATAAACCGAACAGATACTATCCGAGTGCCATACCCGGTCGAAATTGAAAAGAAATTGACAGTTTGGCAACGAACGAAAATTGAGGTCGGGGGCTGGGCTATAGCTGTTATCATTGTTACAATACTGATCATAGTTGGTCGGATGGTCTACAAACTAAAGAAATAGCTTTTTGTTCATAGTCGCTCTTTTTGGGGCTTTAGAGATAAAAGAAAAGCCCCCAACGTTTTCTAAGTTATTCCCCAATAAATTAAAAAAGACATAAATAAACGTCCGCACGTTGGAGGCTTGATATCTTCAACGCGAACGTTTATTTTTGTTTTAAATTCTATTTATTGGGGTACGACAAAGATAAACATAAAAATTAAAACAATATGTGCAAATCGGAAATCTTTGCCACTATAATGAAAGTCGTCTCCACGGAGACGGAAGTATCAGAATCTCTGATACTGTCAGATTGTAAATCAACAGACACAGTGGATGCTCGATATCTATTGGTGTATTTTCTCTCACAGAGCGGATTATATCCACCTTCTATCGCCTCCTATATACACAAAACTAATCGATCGGTAAACTATATTTTGGCTAATTTCGAAAACCGTTTAAAACAAGGAAAAATAATGAGAGTATATATGGAAAAGATAAAGAAGTCTTTAGGAAATAACTGATTCCCTACCTGTTTTTATGATTATAGTTTTGTGATGCGGTTAATGTTGACCGTAATTCAATGTAAATAAAATGGAAGCAGAAAAAATTATTTGTTGCGACAGAGGCGACAACGACAATGCGCTTGCAGCTGCTATTTTAGCAGGTAACAACCGTCGGGACAATGACGGGCTGTATGCTCTGTTAGCTAATCAGCGCAACAACAACGATCCGATGGCGATGGCTGCTATGATGAATGGCGGCATGGGCGGACAGTGGAACAACCCTTTCATCTACCTTGTATGGATGATGTATGCACAACGTATGTGGGGTAACGGTTGTGGGGAAAACGGAGGATGCAATAATCCGCAAATTGCAGCCTTACAGAACCAAATGCAGGATAATCACAACAGTGACCTGATCTTACAGGGTATCGGAAATAACACCGGTGCTGTTCGCGAGCTTGCTGCTAACCTTAATTGTGACTTCAACACATTGAACTCTGCAATTTGTGATGTTCGTGCAGGTATTGATCGTCTGGCTGGGCAGGTTGGATTCTCGGCAGAAAGAGTAATCAATGCTGTGAACATGGGTAACTGCAACGTTATCCAGGCTCTGAAAGATTGCTGCTGCACTACACAGAAAGCAATACTGGAAATGGGCTACCAAAACCAGTTGGCAATGTGTCAGCAAACAGGAGAATTGAGAAATGGCCAGCGTGATATCGGCGTTGCCATCTCGCAAGGATTCGCTGCTACGGCTTTCCAAGCACAGCAGGATAAGTGTGATATCATCCGATCCGGTCAAGACAATACGCAGCGCATCATTGACACGCTGAACAACCATTGGAACCAGGATTTGCAACAGCGTTATAACGATGCCCGACTTGAACTCAGTCAGCTTCGTCAAAACGCAACACTTATTGCCGCATTAGGCAAAACCACAACGACTGCCTAACAAAATGTTTAACCGATTAAGCCGGAGGATTTTCTTCTGGCTTAATCTTAAAAAGTGACCTCTCGATGTATAGGCAATTGAACGGTATTTGACGTATTGAATTTACCCCTTAAATGTTAATATTCAGTATTACTTAAATTTTAAACCCCAAATATTTGGTATTACTTAAACTTTTCGTATCTTTGTAGTGTAATCAAAAACAAGTAATAACAATTAAAACATAAAGATCATGAAACTGTATCACGCATCACCTATAGAGAATAAAGAAAATATATTAGAATATGGCATTTATTCAAATGAAAGTGATAAAATATCGAATGACGAAAGATTATCTGGATCTTACGTTTTCGGGTTCAACAACATGGCTGATGCCATTAATTTTATCACCGACAATACCTCTGATTATGTTATATTTTCATTCGAAGTGCCAGATTACGATGTTATCCAGGATACAGAATATGAAGATGGATGCGCATTTGCCGTAGATTATGACATT